GGGAAAAGGATCTTACTCCAAAGCAGAGAATGTTTGTGGAGATCATGGTGCAAGAGCATGGTCAAATCACACAAGCTGAAGCTTTACAAAAAGCAGGATATGATTGTAAAGACATCAACAGTGCTAGGTCAACTGCCTCACAATTATTAAATAGAAGAATTAATCCACACATAGCAAAATATTATGACAAGAGATTTGAACAAGAAGTAAAAAAATACGAGAGTGATAACCTCCGAAGATATAAAAGATTTGAAAGACTTGCTGACAAAGCTGAGAAGAAAGATCAATTCGCTGCTGCTATCAATGCAGAGTACAGGTCTGGGCAACTGGCAGGAGCTTTCATTGATAGGAAAGAAGTAAGAGTCACAGGATTGGAGGGTATGAGTCGTGAAGAGCTTGAGAACAAACTCAAAGAGCTTTCAGAGAAGATCGATGGTTACAATGCAAAAACCATTGAAGCTGAACCTGAAGACAAAAAGATACTTACAAAAAGCTAGTTGGTCTGTTTGGATTAAAGAGTTTAACAAGATACATAATCCATTCTTGTTTACTTCTGTTGGCAATGTAGAGGTTAAAATATATGAGAAAAAAGATAGCAATACCAAAAAAAGTAAAAAACCAAATAGATAAATATCCTATGGTTGCTGTGGAATGGTATGATATCGTCTCGAACAGCTCCTGGACTTCTTTTGAAGAGCTTAAAAAATCAAATCTTGCTACCTGTATCACCAAAGGACATTTAGTTAGTCAAGCTAAAGGTGTTACAAGATTGTTTGGAGATTACTCATATGCTGAGAATAAAGTTGACATAGAAAGTATTGGAAATACTACTATCATTCCTAACTCAGTAATTAAGGAAATAAAAAAATTAAGTTAATTAATGACAGTAAAAGCAAGAGAATCTAGACTATGGCATAAGTTAAAAAACAACTTAACTGATATGCATTTTACTCGCATAGAATCTAGCACAATTAATGGTATTCCTGACATTCATGCTGTTGGTGGTGGTAATATTTTTTGGATTGAACTTAAATCTGATGATGCTAACTTTCCTAAACTAAACAAGTGGCAAATCGTGTGGATTAATAAATATATTAAAGCTGGTGGTAAAGTAATTATCTTCAAAGAGACCCCTTTGCAGAGGTCTCTTAAACTGTACAGACCGGTATCCGTGTTCACTGATCCTCGCACACTGGTGCCGTTTGCCTCGTTCTCGTTCCCGTTTGACTGGACACTGGTCCAGCGAACCATGCTGGGTGAGCTCAGGGAGAAGGCAGCGTGATCTCGTTCTCGTTCACAAACCTCGTCCTGAACTCTCGTTCTCGTTTCAAGGTGCATGGCACCTGCAGCTGGTCTCCAGCAGCACGGTGCCGAGCTTCAGGATCTCGTGCCGTTACCTGCCCTCGTTTTTCTTTCCCTCTTTGTTAGTTGACGGGGGCTGGTAACTGCATGGTCGGTGAAAAATCTCGTTCTCGTTTGACTAAATGAGTGCTATGAACTACATTTAAGTAGGGAGCTCCTTCAGGGAAACACGGACAACCTGCATGGAGTTCCTCGTTCTCGGATAGAAAAGGTATTGGTTTTGCTGAAGGTAGACAAGTTGGGGCCTTCAGGAGCTGCTGGTAGTGAAGTGTTTCAATAATTAGCTCTTGACATTTATCCCATCAGGTCTTATGTAAGGTACGTCTTGTGTAAGATGGGGCAGCTCTGGCCGCTTAATGCGTAGACTGAGCTGCCCACAAAAACTAACAAAGGGAGAACAACATGAAGCTCGAGAAACTAATCAAGAAAATCAACAAAGAGAATACGCCACCGGATGGCTGGTCCGCTGCTGATGCCGTGAAGAAAGATAAACCTGAACCAGGGAAAACGTATGCACTCACCGGTGGACCCGGAGTACGATGCATTGCTAACGGTTACTCTTGGGAAGACAGTGTCGTTAAGGAGGAGAACTAATGCCGTCTCGTTTGCCGGACAATCACCAGCTGCAGGAACTGCTGCTGGTGATCAGGGAAGGATACGCAGCGTGGAAGTTCTAGTGCTTTACCTTATTTTATTATTTTTGTACCCGAATGTAATGTTCGTGCTCACAGGTCTCTTCATCATGATCCTCGCCTCGGCTTTCTAGATCCTCGCTCGTTTAGGTTAGAACTTAGTTGACATGCACCTGGCACAGAAGTCAGGGTCACCTGCTGACTTCCATCAATATTATCGGTTACTAATTTAGAATGATTCTAAAATATAATTGCTTGACCTATGACATGGGATTTGATAAGAGGGTGGAATAAACTAACAAAAAGAGGAAAATATGGGTTTAGATCAATATGCAGGATTTCGTGATTCAAAAGGCGAAGTCCACGATACTTTCTACTGGCGAAAACACTCTCGTTTGCAGGTGTTCTTCGCAGGGGAATATGAAGAACAAAACAAAGGGCAGACGCACAAACTTCCTGAAGGAGATGGTGGTTTTTTTGATTTATCACATCTTGGTTTCAATGGTGGACAAGGTGGTGTGAAAATAACAGAGGAACTCGTTAATCGGTTAGACAAGGAACGCAAAGAGGGGTATCCAAATTGTGTTGCAGAAGATGGATTTTTCTGGGGACAACAATTTCAGAAAGATGCCGTTAAAGAGTACAAGGCACAAGACGAGGAATTTGTTAAGTGGTGTCGTGAGCAGTTGGCAAAAGGTAAGGACATTGGCTATGACTGTTCGTGGTAAGAAACAAAAAAACGAGGCGACAGATGTCGCCTCGCCTCGTACAGGTCAGAAAAGACAAGATGAGGGTATTAAAGAAATGAAAAAGGTTGTGGCGAAGATCGAAGAATTATTTGGTGTATCAGCACAACTTGTGGTTGAACCCAAGATTAAAATACATGATAAAAAAAAGTTAAATTAACTGTTGCAATAATAGTGGGATTTGATAAGACGAGGGGGTATTCATAAGAATACATAACTTAACAAAGAGGTAAAAATGCCAAATGCAGTAAAAAAGCTAAAGCAGGAAGAGAAAAAAGTTATTCTTGCTTATGCTCAATTAAAGCTAAAAGCAAATAGACTATCTAAAGAGTTAGACACAATGAAACAAAATGTTGTGAATTGCTTTGATAGAACAAATCAAAACTTAATCATTGTTCAAGATGAACAAGGAAATAATTTTGGTTTGCAAAAAATAAATCGTAAGCGAAAGAAATTTGAAACAGCTAATTTCAAAATTGCTCATAATGATTTATTCAACAAGTTCACAACTGAAATAGAATACCAAGAGTATAAAGCTATTGGTGGCATTGATGGACTTAACTATAAGGAGATTAGTTAATGCCCAATAATGATTTGATTAATATTGCGAATGTATTAAGTGAACGATTAAACTCTAATACACCCACATCATTAGCAGACATGGTTATTGATAAGGGTACTAAGAAACAACTCAATTATGAGATTATGTTTCAACTGTTGATGGGTGAGTGTGAGAAACACATACTTGAAAACATTGGCAACCCTGTTGTGGACGAGTTTAAGGACAATGTACTAAAGAAATTTAGCACATTGGTACAAGCTTTACATACTACTGAGCAGACATAAGTTATAACTAAAAACCAATAGCCCGTTAGGGCTATTGGTGTATCTATTCTATACAAGGCTCATAATTCCAATCGACTTCGACAGCGTTTTACAGCACAGGATTTTGCGTTGCTGGGCTGGTGCAAAACCGACAAAGAGGTTTACAAAGTAGGATATACAAATATACTAGGGACCCAAACGGTATGAATGTAGAGCATCTTACAGAAGAAGAATTAAAAGATCTTATTTTTAAAAAGCAGTTGGAGTGGATCAAGTTATGCCAGGATAATTTTTTAATTTTTGCAACTGCTGTTTGGCAAGATTTTATTTATAGAAAAACAAAGGACCCAAAGAATTATGGGCATCATCAAATAATTGCAAATGAATTTCAAAATATTGCAGCAGGTGATGAAAAGAGGCTCATCATCAATATGCCACCGAGACATACTAAATCTGAATTTGCATCTTACCTTTTCCCGGCATGGATGATCGGTAGGAATCCTAAGATGAAAATTATGCAGGTATCCCACAACGCTGAACTTGCTTCAAGGTTCGGTAGCAAAGTTAGAAATTTAATGAATACCAAGGAGTATAAACAAATCTTTGGAGATGTTACACTGAGAGAAGATAGTAAGGCAAAAGGACGTTGGGAGACCAATCATGGTGGGGAATACTTTGCAGCGGGTGTTGGCGGTTCTATCACAGGACGAGGGGCGGACTTACTTATTATCGATGACCCACATACTGAACAAGACTCAATGTCAGACTCAGCTATGGATCGTGCCTACGAATGGTATAATTCAGGACCCAGACAGCGTTTACAACCCGGTGGCCGTATTTGCGTAGTCATGACTCGTTGGGCTGTGGATGATTTAACAGGAAGGCTCATCAAAGCACAATCAGAACCAAAAGCCGATAAATGGAAAGTTATAGAATTTCCTGCCATACTTCCTAACGATGAACCTGTATGGCCTGAGTATTGGAACAAAGAAGACCTTGAAGCTGTTAAAGCTTCTATCTCAACCAAAAACTGGAATGCCCAGTATATGCAGGACCCAACTTCAGAAGAGGGAGCGATCATCAAAAGAGATTGGTGGCAACATTGGGAATCTGAAAACCTCCCTAAATTGCTCCATGTGATACAATCATATGATACTGCATTTTCAAAAAAAGAAACTGCTGATTATTCTGCAATAACTACTTGGGGAATATTTGAACCTAATGAGGGATATGAGAAATGTATTATTCTTTTAGATGCACAAAAGGGAAGATATGACTTTCCAGATTTAAAGAATCTTGCAATAGAGCAATATCATTACTGGGAACCGGAAACCGTAATCATTGAAGCTAAAGCTTCAGGTCAACCTTTGATACATGAGCTTAGAAGAGCAGGTATTCCTGTAGTTGATTATGTACCTGCAAGAGGCAGAGATAAACATACGAGGATAAACAGCTGTGCTCCAGTATTTGAATCAGGTATGGTTTTTGCACCTTTAGATGAACATTGGGCTCAAGAGGTAATTGAAGAATGTGCAGCTTTTCCAAATGGCCAATATGATGACTATGTAGACAGCATGACCCAAGCTGTGTTAAGATATCGCCAAGGCGGATTTGTACAAACATATTCTGATGATTGGGATGAACCGAACTTTAAAATAGAAAAGGATTATAAATATTATTAGGAGAACCTATGGCACTAAAAGGTAAACAAAAGAAATTAGATAAAAATAATAATAACAGAATTGATGCACAAGATTTCAAAATGCTTAGAGCCGGTAAGAAAAAAGGTGGCATGTTTAAAGGTTACTCTAAACCTTTTGAAACTGCAGCTGGTCCTGGATCAAAAGGAACAAGCACAATCGTTGGTGTAAAACCAAATGCAAAATTAAAAGGTGTCAATAAAAGAAAAAAATTCAAAACAATGGATGAGATGAGAAAAGCAAAAGGTTTCAAACCTGGAGAAACTGCATCTGAATTTAACAAAAGAAGAATGGCTTTAGCCCGTGCTAAAGATGCAGCGAAAGCTACAAAGATCGGTAAAATAGTTGCACCGATAGCATTAGCAGGAGTAGCTGCAACACAATATTTAAAATCCAAAATGAAAAAGAAAGATAAGAAAATGGGAGGAGGCATGATGAAAAAACCTATGGGTTATGTAGCCGGTGGAGGTCTAGGTATGTCCCCACAAAAGAGAAGAGAAAAAATTGAAGATTCTTTCAAAGTTGATGATCAAGTTCCAAGACCTATGGCTGTTGCGAGAAGAAGAACAAAACCAAAAAAAGATTTAGAAGCGAGATCATACGAAGCAGGAAAACAAAATATTTTTTCTAATTTTAGAAAAGGATTAAAAAAAGCAGAAAAACAATATGCAAGTATTCCTTCTGGAATGAAAAAAGATCCTGAAACTGATGCAAAGATAAAAGTGAATCTTATTAAATCAAATAGGAAAAACCCTTTTAAAGAATTTAAGGATAGTAGAAGAGAAGTTTTTGCAACTGAAAGAATGGGTGGTGGTATGATGAATAAACCCATGGGCTATAAAGCAGGTAAATCTGTAAAAGTAAAATGTAAACTAGGTAGAAACAAACCTACAAAAATGTACTAGGAGGGACAATGTCCCTACGGAGTTTATTTCAGTTTGGGAGACGGCTGTTAGGTAAGAAGGAATCAGCGACACCGACCACCGGACAACAAACAAAGCAGATTACTTACGAGCCTCAGTCATTACAAAAGACTGGCCAAGAGTTAGCTAAACAAGAAATAAGAAATCCTCCAGTAGTTCTTAAAAAAACAAAATCATTACAAATGGGAGATGACATAGCTCCTGCGTTTGGCTCAAGCACATATGATTGGGCTATGAAAATTGGAAGAGGAAGGTACACAGCTGATGAGTGGTTAAATCATCTTACTTCAACAAGAAAAACAAAATTTAAAGTTTTTGGTAAACCTGCAGAAAAATTAGAAAGAGGTGAAAAAAGATTTAAATATGATTCAGGGCCTTTTGCAGGTAAAGAAGTTAATATTTCAAGAGAAGAATTGTTTGATACTAACCTAGCGATCTTCAATGAAGCAGGTGATTTAACAGGTGGTTTACTTTATGCAGCTAAAAAATTTGGTTTAAAGTTAGATGCAAATGAGGTTGGTGCAATGATTAAATTAAATCCTGTTAACAGATTAAAACCTTACGAGTTAGGTACTTCCAAAATTGCATCACAAAATTTTGATGTAGCCAGTAAAAATATGGAAAACAGTATTAGAGCTGTAAAATTAAAATTTAGACAAGATTCAGACTTAGTAAATACATTAGACACTGCGTTGTATCAAATGCAAGGTATTAAGAAAGGTGAGTATGGTACTGGAGCTTTTAGAAATTTGAGGGATACATTAAGACAAGCCAAAGCAAGACCTGATGTAAGAGAACAGGAAAAGGCTTTACTTAATAAAGCAGAAGCAGAATTAAATACAGCCGTTGCTCCAATGAGACAAAACAAAACACAATACGGTAATGAATCAAATTACACTTTACAAGGTGGTAAAGATTACAGAGAAACAATTTTTTATTTAGATGAGCCTATCAGATCAAACACTAGCCTTCTTAAAGAGCCAGGACACTTTTCTAATACTGGTATAAAAAATCAAATTTACCATGTTCGGTATGACACAAGATTTACTCCTGAAGGTAAAAAAGTATTTATGATTAACGAAATACAATCAGATGTGAATCAATCTGTTGCAAAAAGTTTAAGTAAAGCAAAACAGTTAAGTGGAGAAAAAAGAATAAACCCTTTTCAAGCAGACATAGAATTAAATCTATTAGCACAAAATAGATCGAAGTTAATGAAAGATATAGATGATGCTTTAAAAAAAAATCAGCCTAACAAAGCACAAGCCCTCATGAATGATGCAAGGGATATACAAATAAAAATGAATAATGTTTTTAGAAAACGAGATCAATACGGTTCACAACAATTTGATTATTTTCCTTTAGTAGAGGCAGATGCATATGGTGATCATGCATTAAAATATCTTATGCAAAAAGCTGCAAGAGAGGGAGTTGATTATGTGGCCGTTGCCCCATTTAATAAATTAAGTTTTAGACAAGGGTATAAAAAAGGTAATGAG